GTTAACATGTACATAACCGCCAACCCTTCTTATGTATCCTGTTGAGTATAACTCTTCTTCTTGTATCTCATCCACTCTGTCGGCAAGCTTTAATAATTGAAGTTGATTAGATTGACTCTTGTTCATTATTGATTGATTTAAAGGTTTTAAGTTCTCTTTGTATTAAATCTCTATTTCTTTCTTTCCAGAAATTACCATGCACTCTTTTGAATTTTTTAGCTTGGGATAGAGTATTGAAGTTGCCTGTGAAAGGCTCTTGTAGTCCTGTTATTTCGTTTATAGTATCGAAAGTATATTTAGTCACTTCTTTTAATCCTAGCAGATCTAGAAGCTCTATTCTTCTTAATGAATTCTCAGAAGAATTGTATAACTCTACTCTTAGTTGATTCTTTCTAATCTCAAGAAATAAATCATTGTTTTCTTTTTTCATAGTGCTTAGTTTGGTTTAAATTAGGGGAGAGCAATACACTCTCCCTTAAAATCTCTTCTTTTTGTTCAAACCATTAAAAGTTTGTACCTGATTGGTTTTAACTGGTGCCAATCATAACCCTCTACCATCTTAATTCATATTAAATCCATTAGTTAGTGACTACTATATTTAATTAATAATCTTCTCTAGCAATTGAGTATGTTGTGCTAATTGCAGAATATCCAGTTGCTATAGCGCATATAACACCCACTATTCTAGCAACTCCATCATAATTTAATATGTAGTCTATACATAAAGGAAGGTAGTTTGTAATTGATAGTATTATCAATACAATAGAACCCACCTTCTTCTTATTCAATATAAATGTGGTAAGACCAGTCATAGCTCCTCCAAGCAATGCTGGTAATGCTATCAAGTATCCAATTATCACTGGGAAGAAGAATACAAGAAACCAGAAGTTCATTCTTGTTCCTATTATACTATCAGCTCCAATTGCAAGAAACCATATAAATAGGTTTGAAAGCATTATTAAAATAATGGATGCTATTATAAAAGCTATCCATCGTAATGTGTTGTTTAATAGTTGGGGTAGTTCATGCATAATAAGTGTTGTTTTTTTCAATTTTACGTGTTATAAAAAAAAGAAAAGACATGTAGAGTAATATTGTAAAATACAATACCTTAAACTCTACATATCTTATTCTTTAATCACAAACTAAAATCAATTAATTACTACGAAAAATTACTTGCTTTGTCTATTAGTTATAATTTTAAAACTCTTCGTCAACATCAACTATGTCTTCAACTTTTGCTTTATCTTTGGTTTGAGCTTTAACTCGTGGTGTTGAAGAAGGTGTTGATGAATCAGAAGTATAAGGGTCTGTTGGTAGTTGGTGTCCTGCATTACGAAACGCTTGGTTAGTTAATAACTCAAATGCGTCTTCATTATCTGAATCTCCAAGTACTACAGTTGTGTAAGATTGAACTTCTTTCCCGTCAATCTCATAAGCATTAACGGATTTAGTTACTATAGAACCCGCAACTCTCTCATTAATTTCAGCGTCATATAAAAATTCCATCTCATCATTGAGGTAAGACTCTTTATAACGATTAATTGATGTGTGTTGAACTGGACGTCTAACTTTTACTGTTTCTCCTGTTGTCGTATCAACCATTGTTTGAAATGGTGATGTTGCTAAAGATATTTGACGATAGTTTCTACCATTCTTGTCTGATAGTTCTTCTCCTACTTTGGTTACTGTTAAAATTGTTCCCATTTTTCTAAATTTGTTTAAAGTTTAATTATTATTATTATTATTATCTGTCTTTAAACATTATCTCTTACTAAATATATGATATGATTTAGAGTTTATTACAACAATAGTTTATATCATATAAAAAGTAAAAGTAATGTTTTATTCTGTTTAAAATGTGTAGTGTGAATAAAATGTATAATAAGCACTATAATGTACTGCTTATAATATTGATTAGAATTAGTGTGGCATAACTCATACCTACTACAAATAGAAATATTCTTAAATCTGTTGGTACTTTATCTAATATGTGTTTGTATCTCATATTAGTATTCTTTTGCTCCTTCGAATTGAATCTGGAGTTGGTTGTTGGCTAATTGCATTAACTCATCAATCATAGTAAGGTCGTTCAACATAAATGCTTCGTTGATTTGTAGTTTGAATTCAGAACCCAATAAGTCTAATAAGTAGTCACGCTTTGGTGAATCTAATGTGATTCTAAATTTTCCTTGCTCAATCTCATGTAATCTCTGATTCTCTTGCTCAATGGCAAGTGTGTGTTGATACTCTTCATAAGATAGAGTCTCAAAAGGTGAGTGTACATAATCGTAATTTTCATTGGCTAATTGTATTGCTAACTCTTTCATTCTACCCATTTTTGTATTTCCTTTCTTTTATTAGTTATTATTATGTGCTGTATATTTTGCGCTTGTGTTTAAATAAAGTTTATACCAATATGTATCATCCTAATTGGATGTAAGGTGAAAGTGGTGCTAAATGTAGCGTGGGTACGTAGAACCCGCAGTAACACTCACTTTGATGTGTTTCTCACTATGTATCTAACACCATTAACTTTAATTACTTTGTCATTGTGTTTGACTTTGGTGTTGTGTTTGATTTGGATGTATATATTCATACTTATGAGTTGGGTTTAGGATGTTTTGGTTTCCATCTTACCCAAACTATAGAGGGAGTGCGAGCGCAGCGAGCTGTTATAGGTTACTAGAATTAGTATTCCTTATAAGATGTTGTTTAGTATTGTGTACTCCTTATATATATAGGAGTCACCTTGGCGTTGTTTTGGATTAGGTTCTCCATGCAGAAAACAAGAGCCCGATTAAGGGCTCTAGTAATGTTAAAAACAAGAACCCCAATTAGGGGTTCTAGTAGTGTTAAGAGCGTGGGAAGACAATCCAGTCAAAGGTAGCATCACCGTCCTTAGATACGGACTGCTTGAAAGTGTAGGTAGAAGGAATTTGGAATTCGTCACCTACAGCCAGATTGTGGTTGTCAGCCAGCACTAGCCAGCCAGAGTCTTCCTGAATGATAAGCTCAGTGATTGGAGCTTTGATAGAGACTTTCACGCAATTGCCAGACTTGGCAATATGTGTGATTGTTGCAGTAATCATTTCGATAGTTTGTAACAATGTAGTAAAGATTTATTAGGGCAATATTACCCAGTGTTTTGAATGAGTTTTGTTATAGGTGGGGGTAACGATCCCCCGAAGGATGAGGGGGGAGTTTGTTATAGGTGGTACCCAAATTCACACCCCTGGAAATTTTTTTTTAAAATTTTATTATTTGAAATAATATATTGTTTAACTTGGCTTTTTTTTTAAATAACCTAAATTAATTGATATGATAGCTCATTTAGAATACTCCTTACCTGATGACAACCCTGCTTTTGAGGCAGCGATAAACGGGGACAAGTGGAAAAAGATCGCCACAGAATATCACGCATACATAACTCTTATTTGCACTAAACCCAATTTCAGTTGTAGTCCCGAGGAATTACTAGGAAAGTTAAAAGAGCTGGCGATTACTAATGGCATTACATTATAGCCAGATATTTTCAAGAATGTTTATTGGAAATTTTAGGAACATAGCTCTTAGAGTATACACCTGAAATGATCATTTCACCTTGTTAAGTAACAAGCACTCAGATGGACAGAAGATATATAGAGTGATTTCCAAGTTAGTTAGCTGATTATCACTTAACTTAACTAAAAGTTAGGTGCGTATACATCTACTTAAAGGTGCGTATACATCTACTAAGTGCCTTTTTTACCTCTTTTTAGGGGGTCGTAATTTAATGTATTATTTTTAATAAGACAAGTGTTTTATTAAATATCTTCCTCTTTAATTGGTGTTAATTTACATTTAAAATAGGATATATGTATTTTATATATCTTTGGAGGTAAATGTAAAACCATGAGCAAGAAAAAGGGTAAAATAATGGGATTTTGGGTACCAATATGGGGAGTAGGTTTTAGAGACCCACTCTACCACATTGTATTACAAGCCTTTACAGACCTTTTTTGCTCCCCCTCTTGGACTCGAACCAAGGACCCTCTGATTAACAGTCAGATGCTCTCAAACCCTCACCTAACAAAGGGTTACAGATGAAAGTAACCACTAAAATAAAAGATGGAAAAACGTACATTAGGGTACGATTTAAGCGTTTAGTACCCATATATGGGGACCAATATGGGGACCAAAATTCAATGGGCAGAGAATTTATGATACACACAGGATTAAAATTAACCAAAGAGAATAGTGCAATAATTACTCCTTTAGTAAATACCTTCAAAGATAATGTTGAGAGAGCTGTTTCAATTCTCCAATTAACACAAAAACCAATTACAAAGAGAAGTGTCATAGAGCAGTTAAATTTTTCACTCTTACCAGCAGAAGAAAAAATAATACTTGAAGAGAATAATAAACCATTAATAGATATGTACAGAAAATTCTTAGACTACAAATCAGCATCAATAAAAAAATCTACAATGAATGGATACAAATCTATATTACGTGTATTGGAAAAGTTCCAAAAGTATGACAGAAAGAAATTACATATAGATGATTTTTCAAATAAGAAGTTTGAGCAACTAATACAGTTCTCTCACCACATACTAGAGCACCACGATAATCACATAAGCAAAACTGCAAAAAGGTTAAAGCAGTTCTTGGTATGGGCAAAACCAGATAATGATTGGGGGTATGTTAAACACAAGGCATATACTCCAGAAGTAATTTACCTTCACCACGAAGAGTTTGAGATGCTGAAGATTGCCAGACTGCCGACCCACTCAAATCTAAACAAGATAAGAGATCTGTTTCTTTTCTGCTGTGTTACAGGAATAGCATACTCGGATACCCAAAGAATAGATAATACAAACATAAACCAGGGATTAATCGAATACCGTAGAAGTAAGAATAACTCTGTTGCCATAACACCGCTTAACCAGATAGCAGAGAAGATACTCTTAAAATATGGAGGAGCACCTCCAATAATAAGCAATCAGAAGTATAACCTATATCTGAAAGTCCTATTCAACTACTTAGAGTTAGAACGTCCTGTGAAGACCTTTATGAAGGTAATGGGAAAGACATACACAACTGTAGAACCACTTTGTGATGTTATAACCTCACATGTTGCTCGGAAAACATTCGTTATGTTGCTTCTTAGAAGGAAGGTTCCAATTCAAGATATAATGGATATGACTGGTCATTCAGACTATAAATCCATAAAACCGTACATCAATGTACATAGAGACCATCTGAAAAAATATAAGAATATTTTCTCATAACCTTTGCTTAATAATTCTAACTGGCGTATATTTGCGTATACCTTAAGATGCGGTGAGATACACTTAAGGTGCCAGATTTTGGCACTAACTTATCTCTCCTTATATATATAGGTCAAATTGATTAACAAGTAAAAAGCAAATTCTAATATTATTATGTTCTCAAATCCCGTAGACGGTAAATCGTCTTCATGGCATTATATAGGGTTTAGATATTACTCTACCCCAGCCACCGTATTTTTAAAAACACAGTATTATAATAAGGATTTAGATTCTTACCTTTTAATATTACAGGACGAGGATGGAGAGATACACTCTTTAATATTAGAGCAAGACGAATATTAGCATATGAAAAAAACAGTAATAATTAACTATATCAAAGACTGGAAGATCCAGGAAGGCATAAAGATAGCTGAAACAGGCTATAAGAAGGTAGACAATACCTTTATCAAACAGTACAATAACGCAATATACCTTTTGGCTGGACTTAATAAGTCTACCCGTGACCTGTTGGATTATCTTATAAGACAAATGGACGCTAATAATATGGTGGCTTCAAATTTCAAAGTCAGAGAAGATTTCATTGGATTTGTTTCTTCCTGTACAGATGGCGATACTGTGTACACGCACAACACTGTGAAGAAATCTTTCAGCACCCTTACAACCAAGAAGTTGATACTTCAAACAAAAAAGAGAGGATTGTACAAAGTAAACCCTATGTACTTTTTCAAACTTGGTAATAAGGAAAGAATAGAAGAAATATCACTGGTACTATCAAAATCACACTTGAAATGAGTTTCGGTTTTAAGGATCCGCCAACATACGTAATAGTTTCTCATACATATGGGTGTATGTGTGGAGAAGAGTTTGGTGTATGCAGTAAAAAAAACAAGGTAACAATAAAGAGGAATAAGGATACTGATTTCTTTAATGCCAATTTCTTTATTAAGCTAACAAATCATCTTGGAGAAGACTCTGAGACTAATGAAATACTAGAACTTACTTTCGAGCAAATGAATTCTATATATAAAATATTAAACCATCCTAAATTTAAATAATATGAAAGATGCAACTAATTACAAACCTTTTGGTAGGTATGTAGTATTATCAATACCACAGGTAACAAAAGAAACTCCTTCTGGAATAATAAAATCCAAGGAAATGATGATTGAAGAACAGTCCGATTGGGACGGAAGCGCTGAAGTAATTCGTGTGGGTCCTGAATGTAACCATTGTAAGGTTGGTGCCAGGGTATTAATTCAAGACCAAGCTCCAATGTATCCAATCTCAAAGACTCTCAACCATCTTGTCCAAGTAGATGAATACCATATACTTGGTTACTTCGAATAATCTTAATTTTAAAAGTAATTTATTAAAGGGGGTGGCTTCACCCCTTTTTTTATGTCTATATATTTCCTCCTCCCATATAAAAAGTATATATATTTCCTTCAATAGTGTATATTAAACCACTTATAGTTCTGTTTATATGTATTTATTTTATATATTTGTACCTATAAACCAAATATAATATTGTATGCGTACAGAAAAAGAAGGTGTATTCTTTTTACTTGACAACTTCGGAGACGACCCAGGAAGCCAAGAAGTAAAATTCACAGAAAAGAATACCGATGGATCATTTAATCCAGGTACGACCAACGAGGAAGTCATACAAATGTTGATAGATAGATTTTATTTTCTTCAGGGATCTAATTGGTCTTCGGAAAATGCTACTATAATATTGATGTTGAAGTCCGTTAGAAAGTTGCTGGGGAAAAGATTAAGTAAAAAAATAGGTAAAGTAAAACGATATAATGAGCACATCGCTAAAGATTCAAATACAGACTACTCCAGAGACTAAGGTACGAGATTATTTAAATGCTCTGAATGGAATTCTATCCCTTACTGAAAGGGAACTTGACGTTCTAGAATCCTTATATATATATGATCCTAGAAATGCAGCTACAACTGATGCTAGAATTTATGCAGCCAATAGGCTAAAGCTAAAGTCCGTAGCCGTACTTAATAACTTTATAAAGGCTATTGTTTCCAAGAACGCATTAGTTCTAAGGGACAAAGGCGGTGAGAGTAAATACACTTATCACCCATTACTTATTAATATGGAAACAAATAAACAAGTGTTATTCCAATTTAATTAAGGTATGGCTGGACATAATGAGATCAAGCATAAATTATGCAAAGAAATTGCTCAGGATTTAGGTGGAAGTTTGAAAGAGGTACAATCAGTAGTTGACTCTCAGTTTAAACATGCATTTGATGTTATAGCAAAGGGAGAATTTAAAGCTGCTAAAATACCATATATAGGTAAATTCCACGCTTTACCTGGCAGGATAAAAAATGTAAATAATATAAATGCAATTATTCAAAGAAGAAGAATATCGGGTAATAGTTGATCCTGAAATCAAGATAATCAAAGAGTTTAAAGTTATCTGGACAAGGGATAAAGACCGTAAGAAGCGTAATGCATTCAACGAATTTGCATATATATATCATATGAACGATTACAAAAGCCCATACTCAATATACTCCGAGAAAGAAAGAGAGGGACGTATATTAAAAGAGTTGGGATTTGAGGCTTCCTTCAAACCAGACAAAGATTTGGTAAGTGCATGTAAAAAATATGTTAACCTACAGCAAACCCCTACTATTAAGTCGCTTACAGCTATTAAGGAGGGGCTGCTCTCTTCAGCACAGGTTATTAATTCTCTTAGGATTAGAATTGACCAAGCTCTGGAACAAGACGAACAAGACGATGATGAAGCTCCAGATATTACATCTATTGTAAGGAGTGTTACACAATTGTTGGATTTAAGCGAGAAGATTCCAAAGGCTATCGATACAATAACATCCTTAGAAGGTAAAGTTAAAAGCGAGCAATCCAATGATACAAGAATTAAAGGTGGTGGTACTAAAGGTATGTTTGAAGACTAATGAAAATTGAACCTAAAAAGATTATAGATGGCTGGTTTAACCTGGCACTTAGCAAGTTTAAATTGCTATCAGAGCAAAAACAGTTAAATGCTGAAGCCAGATTCACGCATTGTAACTCATGTAAGATGAGAGATGGTAACGTATGCTCACCAAAAAGAACTTTGCCTCATGTTATAACAAAAATTCAAACACCTGGTTGTGGGTGTAATTTAAGTGCTAAAGTTATGTCTGGTGAAAGTGAATGCCCAATCGGTCTTTGGTAATGTTTATAGATACAAACAAATTTAAGGAGCAAGCCATACATTATAAGAAGTATGGATTTTACTGTGGAGACCCTCCAGGTACTGCTGCCTATTTTGAGTATTGGACAAACCAGTTAAAAAGATGTAGAGAAGGATATACAGTTGATGGAGACTATATAACTGGTCACCATTATTTTTATTTGAATTTTTCTCAGATAAAATTAACCCAAACAAAGAATGGTAAAGTCGTTAATGTATCCTCTAAGGTAGTTAACTTCCCAGACTTTTGGGATGGAGATTATAAGTTTTTCATAGCGTTGGAAGAAGCTAGAAAACAAGGAAAACATTTAATAGTTGCAAAAGCAAGGCGTAAGGGATTCTCTTATAAATTATCAGCAATTGCAGCAAATACCTACAACACGGTTAAGAACAGTTATGTATTACTTGCCGCTCATGATAAAAAGTACTTATACCCAAAAGGTATAATGACCATGACAATTGATCATATGAACTTCTTAAACCAAAACACTGGATGGAGTAAAAGACGTCAGGTAGTGGATAAACAAAACCATAAACGAGCTTCTTATTATGAGTACATTAACGGACAACCCGTAGAGAAAGGATACAAGAGTGAGGTAGAAGCTATTACCTTTAAAGATAATCCAGATGCAGCCAGGGGGAAAGATGCTGCGTTAGTTATATTCGAGGAGTGTGGAGTTTTTGATAATCTGAAGGATTCATACATGGCAACAAAGCCATCAGTTGAAGATGGTGGAGTTACAACTGGTCAGCTTATTCTGTTTGGAACTGGTGGAGATATGCAGGGAGGAACAATAGATTTTGAAAGTATGTTCTATAACCCAGATACATATAACTTATATCCATTTGATAATGAGTGGGATGAAGGGGCAGATGGAACAAACTGTGGATTTTTCTTCCCAGATTATCAAAATAAAGTTGGTTATATGGATAAGGATGGTAACTCTTTAATTAAAGATGCCCAGACTGCAGAAATAGCCAGAAGAGACCAAATAAAAAAAGACTCAAAGGATCCTGGTGTATTAGATAAGCATGTTACAGAGTATCCATTTACACCAAAAGAGGCGTTCTTACAAACAGCAAGCAATATATTTCCTGTATCCATGCTAAACGAGTGGAGAAATAACCTTCTTCGCACGGGTGTGTATAAGAATGTAGGAGTACATGGATTCTTGTACACATCAGGCACTGGTGAGGTTAAGTTCAGACCTTCTGAAAAGGCATATCCTATTTTAAAGTTTCCGCACGATAAAGGTAGTAACACATTGGGTTGTATTACAACATATCAAGCCCCATACAGAGATACAAATGGAAACATCCCAGATAGTATGTATATAATAATACATGATCCATATGCACAGGACGGTGGTAGCGGCAAATCTTTAGGAGCTGCTTATGTTGTAAAAAGAGTTAACCCAATATCAAAGCCTGATGATATGATTGTTGGTAGTTATGTTGGAAGACCTGATACTCAGGATGAATATAACTACAATCTATTCCTATTAGCAGAATACTACAACGCTAAGATTGGATTTGAGAATGATAGAGGAGAAATTATACCTTATGCAAAAAGAACAAATAATTTAAAGTGGTTATTGCCCGAAGCTGAAATATTCGATAAGACCTCTAATGTATCAATTAGAAAATTAGGTCGTACCTACGGAACATCTATGGGTAGTAAGGAAAGAAAGGGTCAAGCCGAAATATATTTAAGAGATTGGTTAAAAACACCAAGAGGAACTTCTGAAACTGGAGAAAAAAAGCTAAATTTGCACTATGTTTACGACATAGCATTATTAGACGAACTTATCAAGTACAACCCGAAGGGTAATTTCGATAGAGTTTCAGCACTACTTATTGGCATGTTTAATCTTATCTCTCTCTACAATAGAACTGTAGAGAGAGTTCAAGAAGATACATCAGATAGTCTCTTTTCTCGTGAACTGTTTATTTAAACTAATAATGCGATGAGTCAAATACCTAAACAAAAAATATCCACCTCCAAGAAAACGGACGAGTGGGCTAAAAAGTGTATCGATGCTTATATTGAAGAGTCCTCTTTTGCTGATGGTTCCAGAAGTGATTTATTATCATTGTACAGATTGTATAATGGTGAAATAGATAAGAGTGCATACTCTTATGTTTTAAATCCATACAACTCACCAAACAGCACTGGTCCTCAAAGGAACTTCCCTGCAAGGTTAAGAAACTACAACATCATAAAACCTGTTGTAGATTTATTAATGGGAGAAAAAAGTAAAAGGAGTAATGGGTACAATGACTTCCAGGTTATTGTTAGAAACGCAGACGCAAAAAGTAAAATGCTTGACGATACACACAAGCAGGTATTACAAAACTTACAGCAAAGGTTTATTAATGAACTCAATGCGCTTGGGCAAGAAACAGGTCAAGAGTCAAAAGAAGTACCAACAGCAGAAAGTGTTGCTGAGATAGCTGGTACATCTTATAAGGATACAAGGGCAATACTTGGTCAACAATCCCTTGGTTATTTAAGGGACTATTTGGATTTGGACGACAAATATCAAAACGCATTCTTCGACTGGTTAGTAACTGGTAGTGTATATTCATATAAAGATATTTGTATGGATGAAGTAGAGTATGAGATAGTCTCTCCAATTGATATAGACTTTCAAAAGTCTCCAGACATAGATTATATTGAAGATGGAGATTGGGCTGTTAGAAGAAAAACAATGAGTGTTAATAATATACTTGACTCATTTTATGATGTTCTATCACCACAAGATATAGATGCTCTTGAGAATCCAAGGCAAGGCGAAGGCGGGGTTTCGGTAAGATTGCCGTTCCTTAGATCCAACGCAACTCAAGAAACCTTAGCTAATTATTCCATAGATGTTCTGCACGTTGTGTGGAAATCATACAGAAAGATTGGGATACTTATGTATGAGGATGAGATGGGCATACAACAAGAAATGGAAGTCGATGAATACTATAAGATTAATAAAGATATTGGAGAAGAAGTTACTTGGTATTGGGTAAACCATGTTTGGGAAGGATACCGATTAGGTAGTGATATTTATGTTGGAATGAAACCAACCGAGGTACAAAGAACATCTCTTACAAACCTTTCAAAATGTAAGTTACCTTATAATGGTAGATTGTACTCAGCTAGAAATGCTGACAACACATCTATTGTTAAGATGGGACAAGCTTACCAATTACTTTATAATGTATTCCATTATAGATTAGAGTTATCCATAGCTAAAAACAAAGATAAGATAGCTCTTATTGAGATGAATACCATTCCAAAGAAACAAGGATGGGATGAAGATAAATTTATGTACTATGCAGATGCAATGGGATTTGCATTTATAGACTCTACAGCTGAAGGAAAAGGAGGAGAAAGAATATCCTTCAATCAATTCCAGGTTTTGGATATGAGTCTTGGTCAGTACATAGCCGCACAGTTTGAACTTCTTATGGCAATCAAACAGGAGTGGGAAGATTTAATAGGTATAACAAGACAACGTAAAGGTCAAGTAATGGCATCCGATGGCGCTGGAGTTACAGAAAGGGCAGTGTTCCAATCATCTGTAATGACAGAAGAACTTTATAGGAAGTTTGACAAATTTGTAGAGAAGGAAATGCAAGGGTTCCTGGATACAGCAAAGTTTGCATGGAGGTACGGTAAAAAGTCTGCTTATATAGGATCTGATTTCAGGAATGAAATGTTAGATATAGATGGTAGAGAGCTTCAAGAAGCCGAACTTGCTGTATTTGCTAAAAACACTTCTGTCGAGAACTCAAAATTAGACACTTTTAAAAACATAGCTCTATCATTCGCTCAGAATGGTGCAGAGCCTTCAACAATCGCTGAAATACTAGATAGCGACAACTTCTCGAATATAAAGAGATTAACTAAAGTCGCAGAAAAGAAACAACAAGAACTTGCACAGCAGCAGCAACAAGCTGTCGATAAAGCAGACCAAAAGAAAATAGAGGTACAAAGAGAACTTCATGAGGACAAGCAAGCTCACGAAGCCTTCGAAAACGAAAGAGATAGAGAGAATAAAATTCAGATCGAAAGTATGAAGATTGCAGGCAAACAACAGGACCAAGATATGGACGACAATGGTATACCTGATTATATAGATGTTCAAAGGATGAATTTGGAGGAAAGGAAGATTTCATCAAATGAAAAAATAAATAATCGTAAGTTGGACATTGAGGAGAAAAAGCTAAAACAAGATTCTAAAAATAAGAAATAATATATGTAAAAAGTATATATTATAAGGTTTTTTATAATGTACTTTTTTCACCCTTAACTATAATATAATTTAACTAATTTTGGATTAATAATGAAGACAGAAAAACTAGATTTAAGCAAAATAAATGTAGTCAACTTGTTGGATGACAGTATCCCTGATAATACTGCAGAAGTGCAGGAAGAGAAAGAGGATACACCAGACAACGAGGAAGTAAATACTGATGAAACTACAGACGAAAAAGCTCAGGAAGAATCTTTAGAAGTAGATGATTCTACAACCGAACAAGAGGATCCACAAGAGTTGTCAAATGAAAATGAAGACAGTTCTGCGGACGATGAGCAACCATCTATAATAGATGAACTTAAGCAAAAACTTGGATACGAAGTTGAAGGTGACTTTGACGATAATGTTGACGGTTTAATGGAGTTCACTAAAGGTACTGCAGACCAAATGGCGCAAGACCAAATTGAAACGTTCTTTGAAAGGTTCCCAGATGTTAGGGAATATATGAACTATAGAGCCGATGGAGGAGACCCTAAAAAATATTTTGGCTCTATGGATACAGATTTGGATTATTCTACAATCGAAATAAATAGCGATGATATATCTATTCAAAAGCAACTTGTTTCAAAAACACTAGAGGCTCAGGGATTCACCCCAGAGGAAATAAAGGAAACACTTGAAGATTATGAGGATGCTGAAATACTTGAAAAGCATGCTAATAAATCACTTCAACGACTTAAACGCAAACAAGAAACTGATAAGAGTAAACTTGTTGAGAATCAAAGGGAATTTGCAGAAAAACAGGAGAAAGAGAATGAGCAAAGATGGCAAGAAATATCAACTATAATAGACACAGGAAACCTAAACGGACTTAATGTTCCTCAAAGAGAAAAGAAGAAATTCTTTGATTGGTTGGCTGTTCCTGTAGATAAACAAGGTAACTCACAACGTACTTTAGAGAGAGAGAAAATTAGTCAAGAGACTATGCTTTCATTAGAGTACATAATGTATAAAGGGTTTGATTTAAACAAACTCGCTGAAAACACACTGAAAACAAAAAAAGCTCAATCGTTAAGAAAGAGATTAGGTGGAGCTACCACAGCCTCTAGCAGGCTTAAAGGCGGCAAAACTCAAAAAGCTGGTATTTCATTACCGACTTTGGACGAAGTATTTTAAAGGTATAGTAGAAGTATAACAAGATTATAAAGCACATCTTAGATTAAATTAAAGAACTTAATAAGGTTGAGTAATATTAAGATAGATATTACTTTTTATTAATTTATTTAAACTAACAAGATGGCATCTGATAATTTGAAAAAGCTTCGTTTGTACGAAGACACATTTAATGCTGATGGGATGACAGACGAAAATTCTCTGTCAAATGCCCTATTAACTCAGCCAGACGTATTGTCTCCAGTCCTGACACATCTGGCAGGTAGAGAAGACAAACGTTTTCCTTTATCTTTCTTAACTGAAGGATTAGGAAATATTAAATATATTCAGGATACTGAATATGACTATCCTGTAATGGGACGCCTTAACAAAAGTGTTATGGCTGTTAGCCTTGACGCTGGTACTGGTGTAGGTCACACAAGACTAAAAGTAAAGTTTGCGGAGAAATGGTTCGTTAAACAATACATTATAGAATCTCCTGAAGGACTTCAGTTCCGTGTTATGGAAGATCCTGTTGAAGGTCAAGGTGGATGGGTTTACACCCTACAAATGGTAACTAGTGACGCAGCTGACGCTGTATCTTCTGAAGATATTGATGGTAAATCTTTTGTGCAACTATTTGCTCCAACTGCTATGAGTGGATCTCGTGGAAACGAGAGTACATGGGTAGCTCCTTCAAAAATGCGTAATCAGATTTCTTTAATTAGAAAATCTTATCGCTACGAAGGTAACGCTCCTAACAGAGTTGTTA